GTCAGTGACTGTTGCGCTAGTGTATTCTGAATTGATCTAAATCGAGCGTCAATCTTCTTACTATCTTCAATTTGATAATCAGTCAAACTCTTAGTAACATCAGCAATTTTTAGACTGCTGTTTCTTTCGTGTGAAAAGTCAATATCTTTTTCGACTACTTGAAGTAACTGAGCTGTTTTGGATACCTGAGGGTTGATGAACTGATAGGAATCTCCAACCTTGAACCGATCAAATTCGGGGAGTTCCAATGCTGAAACTTCAAATGAGTTCTTAGTGATATGCTGTTTCTCGTTGGCAAGCCACTTCTCGCCCATCTGCTTAATTTGTTCTGGATCTTGCAAGTCATCAAAAATCTGCGTTCCTTCAATTACACCAAACTGCCGTATTAGATCAGCATCTTCGATATAATCCTTGCCATTGTTCACGCTAGATATGTTGTACCGAGGCTGTGGGCTTTCATCTTCGTAAGTAGTCGAGGTGCTATCCTTATCGCCTTTTTGACCGCCCTCTTTAATTAACTTCAAAGGATCTAACCACGCCCAGTTAGGATCGAATGAATGACCTTTGGTATATCCTTCATACCAAGATTTTTTAGTAACCCCGATATGAACATGACTGGTATCACGGATACCAATTACATCGCCAGTTTTAATCGTTTGACCTTGACTAACTCGGATATTTTCACGATTTGAAAAAGCTTCTTGATAGACAATGTCATAGCCATCTCTTGAGTGAGTTACAACATACCAACCGATATAACCGTCACTGCTAATCCTCGTTACTGTCCCACCATGAATTGCGTGAACTTCGCTACCAGGGTGGTCAATTGAGCCGAAGTCTAGACCATCATGGAAATTATTAGTACGACCATTGCCAGCATGAACTCCAAACAATTGAGCAGACATAAAATGCCCTTCTCCTACACTAGGAAAAGGCCAACCCCAAGAGTTAAGTGAACCCTTATAAGTTGTTGTACTGCTTACTTCTGTTAATCGGCGCTTACCATTAGGTGACCAAGAATGATAAATCTGCCATTTATCAACTTCTGCTTTCCAATCATTCATATTGAATAATGCGCAGAGTTGATCGAACCCAGATTTCCATGTAGTAAATGGCTTTACCATATAATTTTGAAAAGTACTCTCTACAAATTGAAGTAAGCCAGCGCTTGGGTGTCCTGCTTGTGCATTAGCATCCCAGCCGTTTACTACTGTTTCAGAACCATTACTTTCTCCACGAATCATGTTCTTAATTTTCTGAACATATTCATCAGTTATATTCACGCCCATAACTTTAGCAGCATTCTTAATTGCCTGCGTCCAGTCACCATTAACTGCGTGAGTTACACCAGTAGCAACTCCATCTTCGTTGACAGTGTCATCATTGCCTAAGGTTGTTTTAGGTGCTGGCTGAACTTTACCAAGTGGGATTAATTTAGTGATTATCCCAGTAGGATCAATAGTCTGTTTAGCAGATAGCATATTCTTACCAACAGAAATAGGAGTGTCCGCCTTGTGGGATACTCCTATTGTTTTGGTGTAATCAATGTAATTAATCTGCTTGTCATGGTCATACCTTACACGAATATAACCACCTGACTTATTAATTAATTGAGCTGTGATTGCCTCCTTAGTAGTTGGATAATCAATTTGGCGCTGGATAATTCCCTCACTGTCTGAATAGTCACACTTACCAAGCTGAAAATGTTTGTACTTATCATCAAGTTGCTCATTATGTACCTTAATTAACTTTTGCAAGTACTGCTTAGCTGATGACCCAGAATCATTATCAAAGCGCTGGATACTATCTAAAAGATAAGCATCAATTGCTTCAAAAATATACTCACGAGTGAAACCGCCATTAGACGCCATTTCTTTGGTTGGCTTAATCGCACGTCCACGGAAGATAAGCTCGTCATCTTCATAAACTTCAATGTGAGTGATTAATGGCTCAACTCGGTCGTAGAGAGGATTTAGCTGGTTTACTGTAAGATCAAGATCATCAATATCTGTCAGCTTTAAATTTAAAGAACCCGATACTAAGTTTCTTGTTGCTAAGTTCTGGTCATATACGATAAAACCATTCTTATCAGTTGGCTTATCGTATGCCACAATCCTATAGCCCACTAAATCATCTCCTCCCGTTTAAATTGAAGGTGAATAGTACCACTTCCTGAAACAGTCAAGCTAGTTACTCCAACTGGTAGCATTACAGTTACTTTTGTTGCGCCAGCTTGATCTAAATCAAGATTGATATTAGAACCCATTACTTTAACTTTGCCAGTAACCGCAAATCCCAGTTCTACTGGCTTAGAGCCGTAATTATCAAGGTCAGCCTTAACAGAATTGCCATTTACTTCAAAAGAAGTTTGCTGGCATTCCCAGTTATCAAAATTGATCTCGTCCCAGATGTCAGATCCTTCATAGCTCCTAGCAATTGCATAAGGATATGCCTTAAACTTTACTGTCGCCGTCAAAGTCCCATTACTCTCATCATCGGAACACTCCACACTTTCTGATTTTGCAGAAAAACAGAACCCAGAATTAAAAGTATCATCAAGCTCTCTGTAACCTGCAGCTTGCATAATTAGACGCTTGATTTCTTTTTCTTTTGCTTTTCTATATGAGTAATCCTCATCAACCAAAAGAAGCTCGTAAGTAATTTCGCGGGTTTCAAAAAAGCGTTGGTTATCTAAGTTTGAAAAGTCTTCCTCACCCTGTGAGTAAGGGACTGAATATGTTATCTCTTTCTCTTTTGGCGTTGGTGCATTCCTCTTAGTAAGCCACCAGCCTTTATCAGCGGAGTTGAAGTTAGCGAAAGTAAAACCTTCATCAGGAGCACGAACCATAACCGGCGAGGTTTCGATTGTGTCATGAAAAAGGCCATCATTCTCATATTGCCTATTAAACTGTGAAAAAATTCTATCTTCACGCATTATTTTGAAAACCTTTCATTTAATGAAATATCACTACCGAATTTTTGATTATATACATCAGCAGTTGATCCAACTAATGCACCAGTATCCATTACTATTTGTTGCTTTCTATCAAGCTTGCTGCTAATATTTGCAATTAAACCAAGCAACTGATTATTTGGACTAACACTCAGTTGACTGCGAGTATCTAGAATAAAACCAGCTTCACCAGATAAAGTACTCCGAACTCGACCAATCAAATTTTGTGCACTCTTTTGAGCGTCTTCTGTATATTCATCAATACCAGAAGCAATACCTTTAGCAAGCCATTGACCAACTTCTAATTTCATTACCCTTGAAGGTGAATGAATATCAGCTTTTCTTCTTGCTGCTGCAACCGCATTTTGAACTGCACTTTCTGCTGCTTGTCTAATAGCTCCCGATCCACTAGATATACCATCAGCAATTCCCTGTGCTAAATATCGACCAGTTGAATACATGTCACTGTGATAAGTTCTAGCACCACTATTTGCCGAACTTCCTAAATCTTTTCCAGTTGATCTCATTGCACTAGATTTAGACTTAAGACCACTTTGCATAGAACTTCCTAATGTAGTTCCAGCACTTTTAGCTGATGATTTTTTACTATTTAAACCACTAACCGCACTTGAACCTAATGAAGCAGCTGCAGAATGAACTGAATCCTCGCTACTTTTAATTCCAGAAGCATAATTACTTGCTACTGATTTGCCAGCAGACTTAACTGAATCAGTTGATGACTTAGCTCCTCTAGCAGCTGCTTTTGGTAACTCCTTCGAAGCAGAAGAAACTGAACTTGTGCCGGCTTTTACTCCTGAAGAGTATGCAGTAGCTGTCTTTTTACCCTCTGCTTTTGCTTTGCCTGTATTAGCTTTTAATCCTTTATCAGCAGCATCAGAAACTTTTTTAGCAGATTTTTGAACATTAGGAGCTTGAGAGCTTAATCCATTAGATATTTCTTTTGCTCTCTTGGTTCCTTCATCATTAGCGCCTTTTCCGCCACCTTTACGCTTAGATAAGCCTTTATCAACTTTATCACTAATGTTTTCTCCGGCAGCCTCATAATTGCCACGTTTGATGGCATCTAAGAAACTCTTTTTGCCATCACTACCACCTTTAAACATTTTTGCTGGTAATTTACCCAAATCCCTCATGACTTGATTATTCATTAAGTTACCAGCTTTTTCTAAGTCTCCAGAAGCTACAGCATTTAAGAAGTTTTGTGTTCCTTGTTTGCCAGCTGTTCCAAAGTATTGAGCCATTACCTGCATACGTTCCCACATCGTAGCTGAATGTTGATTAACTTCACTCAACATTTCTTCTAAGCCTTGAGTGGTACTAATTTTCATTTTGTTTAACGCTTGTATAAAAGTCTTATGAGTTAGTTGACCAGAACGAGCCATTGACTCAATGATCTGAGTGTTGTTACTGTCAATCTCTTGCAATTTCTTCTGATCGCTTTGTTTTAAAGCGTCTAATTGCATTTGATAGCCATTCTTTTCTGTCTCAGTCTTAGCATTGGCCAACTTTTGTTCTAGATCTTTTTCTCGTTGAGCATTAGCTTCATGCTCTGAATATAAAGCATTATTTTGTTGCTTTATTGCAGCAATTTGCCTAGTAGTATCTTCTTTAGTCCATTTTTCATGATTATCAATCTTAAGTCTAAAAGCTCTTAATTCCATATTGGATTGATCAATTAAAGCTTGTGCAACTGCCTCATTTTGATCTTTAAGAGCTTGCTTTTGCTCATCAGTTAATTTCTGACCATTAGAAGCAACTCCAGATTGCAGCATTTTATTATTGTCATTCATAATTTGCTGCATTTGACCAGCGCCCTTAGATTGGTCGCTTAGCATTTCATTAATAGCAGTAGCTCGTAACTTCCGCTGATTTTCTCCGCTTTCTTTTGTTGCTTGCTCCATTAAGGCACTGGATTTCTTTTGAATCTCTTGCTGTTTAGAACTCCATGATTTTAATAAAGTTTCGCTGGTTGAAACATATCCTTTCATTCCATCATCTGAACCAAAAGCAGATTTCATTGACTCGCCAACTTGTTCAAAACTTTCTTTATTAGCCTTATTATCATTTTGCATAGATTTAGAGGCTTCAGACCACGCCTTTTGAAAATCTTTTGCTTTTTCTGCATCATCATCTGTCGATTTACCAACTTGCTTTAAAGCATTAACAGTTTTAGCAGTGGCACTATTATTAGCTAAGTTCTGCCATTGCTTACCAATATCAGAAATTCCATCTTTAATAGCACCTACTGATCCTTTAGCACTTTCAGCGGCGCCCTTAAAGTCGCCTTTAAAGAACTTTCCGATAGCCTCTCCACCTTTTGCAATAGCGGTAATTAAAGCTTTAATTGCAATAACAATTGTGGAGATACCTGTGATTACAGTTCTAATAGTATCAATCGCACCAGCGACTACCAACATGACTGCTGATAGTGCAGCCATTAAAGCACCACCAATAATTACTGCAATTCCTTGCAAAACTGGTTTCAGAGCTTCTAATACTACTTTTAAGGCATTAATTATCGGGCTAACTGTACTTTGCATACTTGAAAAACTTTGACTAATACCTGAAACAAAGCTTGAAACAACTCCACGAATATTCATAAAGTTGTTTTTCCACATCACAGTAAAAGCCACAACTGCGGCAGTTATTGCAGCAAGTACGATTCCAACTGGGCCTAGTGCTACAGTAAGCGAAGCGCCAAATGTTCGTGCAACACCCAAAACTCTGCCTAATCCGCTAGTAATTGCAGCAATAGGATTTTGAAAAACGGAAAGCAACATAGGCCCAATTGATCTTAGAGAAGAAAATGAAACTTTAATTCTAGTTCCCATTGTTTTAAAAATGGAAACTATCCTAGAGACAACGGTTCTAGCAGCCATTTGCATTGAACTTCCTGCACTTAGAAAACTAGGTCCTATATTTCTAACTTGTGCGGTCGATTTTTCGACATTCGGACCTAATTTATTGAATTCTTCTTTGACAAGATTTAAACGATTTCTCAAAGGATTTAATGAATTACTTAAAGCATTTATTCCGCTAATAGATTCAGTAGATCTAGTACTACTTTCTTCAATCTTAGTTAAAAGATTTGAAAGCTCCCTAGCAGTTGTCTGATCTTGCTTTCCCAATAAAGAAATAGCATTTCTTGCCTTATTTATTGCAGTAGTTGATGCATTACTTTTAGTTCCTAATTTATCAATAATTGCAACTGCCTCGCTAATAGCATTCTTTGCCGTTTCACCAGCTGGCCCCATTGTCTTGATATTATTAGACACCGAAAGTATACGAGCGCCAAAAGTTTGAAATTGAGTACCAATCCCAAAGAATTGAGTTAAACGAGCTGTAGCAGTACTGATTCCACCAGCTAAACCTAAGAAAGGTTGAGCAATAGTATTAGAAATATTTATTGCAGTTTTAAATGCTAAAAATGCAGTAGTTGCACGTAATACTATTGGAATTAAAGCGGCTACTTTAGTACTATTTTGCTGAATAAAGTTAGCTAATCCTACTAGAGCCTGTGTTATCTGCTGAACTATCGCTCGAAATGTATTTAAAGCCGCGGCTTTATCGTTTTGCGCATACAGTAAGCCATAGGATTGAACCACACTCTCAATTGCTGATTTCCATGCTGGAAAAATCTGCATAATAGCATCACGTAAAATATTAAAAATATTTCTAATTGTGGCTACTGATCCTTTAATTTGATTGCCTAATGCATCAAGATTTTCTTTAATTTTTGAAGAACTCTTGTTAATCCAACCTGCAAGATCTACACCAGTTGCCTTTTTTATCGTATTATCAATATCTTCAATGATATCCGCTAATCCGGCCTTGACACGGTTCTTCATATTGGCTACTGCTGTACCAATACCCGCAGTAGCATTCAATGCTGCTTCATGAAAACCAGTTGCACCTTGATCGAGCTCAATAAAACGATCATTTAATTGTTTCATTGAAATCTGACCAGATTGTACTTTAGAATACAAATCTTGCATTGAACCAGATGCAATACCGAATGATTTAGCTACTTTTTGCAAAGCATAAGGCATAGTTTCTTCAAGGGATCTCCATGACATCATATCTACTTTTCCGGTAGAAAGCATTTGAGTATATTGGATTAAACCACGACTTGCGTCTTCAGCACTAGCCCCTGATGCAATAAAGGCATCATTCAATGCTAAAGTAGATTTAGCAGCTTTATTTACGTTATTTCCGACAGCCGGATAAAGTTTTTCAGTAGTAGAGGCAACTGTGTCCAATGCCGTCGGCAAGCCATCAACACCTTTTTTCAGCATGTTAATTGCTGAGGTACTCTCTTTAATTGGTGACCCCATTATTTTCATAATTCTTGGAAAATTTTGTAGGGTATCAAACCGTGAGATCGCCCCATCTAAGGAGCTAGTCATTTCTCCTATTCCCTTAGAAATTAAAGAGAATACTGCTGTACCTTTGGCCATCTCACCTAGACTCGCCGTAACCTGGTTTGTATCTTCAGACATTCCTCGGATACGTGATCTCATTTGAGCAATAGCACTAGATATATTATCCCTAGCACTAAACGTTGCAGTAACACCATAACTATCAGACATCAGTTACCTCCTTTTCGTTTTGCTATTTGTTTCTTAGCTAATTGGCGTGCTCTTTCTGCTCTTTGTTGCAATTGAAGATATTTATTAACCTTCTTTTGAGACTTACCACTAATTGCCGATTTTTGCCGCTCTAAATCAATTCCAATTTCTTTTAATGATCTATATTTGTAATATCCATCTTTATCAGTAATAGTTGTTAGTTGCTGGATAAATGGAATCTGATAAAAAAGACTCTCCGCTTCAATATATGCATAGCGGTGAGCCTTTAGTCTTTGTTTCCATTCCGTCAGAGTCATATTTCCTATTTCTTCACGAGTAAAAGTAGGATAATACTGCATCATTGTAATGATGATTTCATCAAAAGTTATTCTTGATTTGCTAGTTTCTCCATTGGATTTTTGATCTTGTCGAATGCTTCTGTAATCAATGGATTGATAGTCTTCATCATCCGTTTGGTAAGTGGTTCTGTCTTGAAAAAATCGATTAATACTTTATATAGATCTCCACTATTCTTATCACGAATAACTGCTTTTTCGATGTCTTTTTCTTTGATGTTGTAGCGTTTTAATAGCTTAGTCAAAACATCAATTAAAGTAAAAGCATCTCCCAGATTTAGACCAGCCACAATATTACTTAAAATTTCAGAATTTTCACCAATTTTATTGGGTACAAAACCAAAATCACGTAAGTTGTTTAAAGTTAGTTCCAAATTGTAGGTCTTACCGTTTAAATTAATCTTTTTCATTAATGCGTCTCACTTTCATTATTAGTATTAGAGCTAATTACGTTTGTCACAGTTGAATTAGTTGTTACTCGCAGGTTTATTTGTATCTTCAGGATAGATTTGACTGTATTCATCTAATCCTTTTTCTTCTTTTGCTGCAGCCGTAGTATCACGGAAGAAATTATTAGCTGTAGCCACATCTTCATCACTAACAGTTGCATACCCACTGACTAACTTACCATCAACATTCAATGTAGTTTTAATTGTTTCGTTGTCTCCCACCTTATCAGGAGTTTCCCAACTTGAGAGATATCCAGAACCATATTGAGCTAAATATTTACCTTTACTATCTGGTGATGGTTTATCAAAGTTGATTTCCCAGCAATCTACTAATTCACTATGCTTTGCAGCATAATGTAATAAACGATAAGTTGGAGAATCAGAAGCTAGAGCTTCAATATCAATAGTTGTAGTAATTTCGCCGGGATTGTTAACTGTACCATCTTTAGTTTCAGTAGTAGCAACTTTCCCAGCTTCCTTAATAGTATGTGTAGTTTCTAATGCTAAACGAGTAGCATTTTTCTTATCTCTATCTTTGGCCAATTTAAACATTAGAACTTTGCGAGTCCCACTTAATGCTTTTTGCATATTATTTTCCTTTCTATCTCAAATTAAAATCTAAAATTAATCGTCCATGCTGCAATTGAATACTATCTGCAGTTTCACCCAAAATATTTGATGAACTGCCTGTCAATCCAAACAAATAATGATTAGTAGTAATGAATTTCGGGATTAATTGCTGAATTTGCTCCATAATAGTAGCCACTTCAGCTCGATAATTGTATTCAGCAAAAACATGAATGGTTAAATTACTAGTCCCAGTGACAAAATCCTTAGCATAGATATCATTATTAATTTGATCTCCGACCATAATAAAAGGATATCCTTGGCTCTCGTCTGGTAAATAATCGAAAGTGGAATATCCTGTCTTTTTGCAATATTCAATTACAGTTTCAAACAATTCTTCATATGGATTCATCTTGTTAAATCTCTTAAATCATCAATAAACTTCATCCGTTCTGACATAAATGGCACACCAACATATTTTCTAGCATCCATAAATCTAGTTCCAAATTCAACGTAAGCAGCATAATTCACTATTCCGTTTCCATAAGAAACAGTACCTGTAAATTCATCTTTACTTATTTGAACCTGTGCTGATTGTTTTAAATGCCCCGTATCAACTGGAACAGCTTGTTGAGTAGCAGTCATTAAATTGGCTGTATGTTTCTTTACAACCTTTTTAACAGTATTCATACTTTGCTGATTAGCCAATGCTTCATCTAAAGCATCTAATCCATACCATGAAATACTATAATCTGCCATGATACTCAACTCCGATCAATGTGGTTATTCTATCCGTTGTTCTTGCACTAGTTACCTCTAAGTTGCAGGGTAAAGAAGTAGATTTAATGTAACCATTTCTAAAGTCTACTGGAATAGGCAATCTAACTACATAAGGTCTTTGCTTAGCATCACCAAAAATATTAATGGTTTGATCTAATCCCATCTGAGTGATGTTAGCTGGATAAGAACTAACTTTATTAGTTTGACGTTTGTCAATTAGATCTACCGTTTTGTCGTATCTCATATGGATTCACCCACATTCCTTTATTCATGCCCGTATGGTCTTTACGCCATTGATTTATTTCATCATCCCATTCATCAAAATCAGAGGAAGCAAAAGTTATAGACTCTCCATCCTGTGAGTAGCTGGCCATACCTTCATTTTTAAATCGATTAAATTTCTTAACAGCTGCTCCACGAACTATAGCAAGCATTTCAGTTGGGATTACGCCAGTAACAGATAACCTTAATTTTAAAAAATCAGTAGCATCTTCAAGATACAGCTTTAGAAGATCATCGTGTTTAGTATCAGTTAATTGAAGAGCTGTTTTAAGTTTTTTAAGCTGGTCATCTAGTACATCATTCATTTTGATCTTCTTTCTTATCTTCCCCGCCTGGAGTAGGTTGCTTATTACCTTGCGGGGTTATGCTTTTTTTACTGATACAAAAATACCATCACGTTTATGCTTCTTAATAAATAAATCATGGTATAAACGGTTTTGATATAGATATCCATCACCGTCAGTATGTTGACCTGGAGCAAATAGAAATACAGCATTTTCTTTAACAATTGAAATAACTGCTGGTTTTGCAACTACTAAGAAGTTAATTGCCTTAGCATCTTCAGTCGGCTTTGCACCATCAGTAAAATCGTACTTAGTCATGAATCTGTTAGATTCATACACTTCAATCAATTGCACACCATCCATAGAAGTAATACGTGATTCAAGTGCAGTAGTTCCCACATTTTGATTAGTGATATTTCGAGTAAATTCTTTTGAGCGCTCTAATGCATCCATCACTTCACTAGACACATACCCCACTAAATTTTGAGTGCCATACTTACGTACTTTTCCAATACCTGTTTTTAATTGTGAGTAAGCATTTGTTGCATCTAAAGTTTCCTCAGTCTTATGAGTCTTAGCTAACAAAGCACCTTCAGTATCATTACCATCAAGATTATCAAATGAAGTAGCGATTTTTGAAAAACGATAAGAATCTAATTCTGGTTGAACGTGTTCAGTAATAAATACATTAGAAATGTTAGCCATTGCTAATTCATTATCTGTTTCATCCACATCTTGTCGATCAAGATAGAATTCAACATCTCGGTCTCGTCCCATCGTATAAATAGTCTTTTCATCTGAAACTGTACCTGAATTAAAGCCTTTTCCACGGGTATGATCTTTTAAACCACTAGTACTAATAGTCTTTAATGTAAAAGAACGTCCTCCATTGACCAAATCAACCTCTGGCGTTCCTAAAGCTGCAGTAAATAAACCTGCAGTAATCTTTTGATCTAATAAATTTCCATCTTTTGTTACATAGTTGAAACCTCTAGTTTCTGCATCTGTTGGCATATTCTAAATTCCTTTCTATAAACCTAGAGCACGTTTCAAGTCTTCTTGCGGAGTTTTAAGCTTATTTCCTCCAATTTTAGGAGTTTGGCCTTGAAGAATTGAGTTTCTACCTTCCTCACGTGCTTTATTAACTAAATCAATAATTGCCTTGGCGTTAGAAACAGTTACCGTAGCATCATTGTTAACAACCATATTAAGAACATCGTCACCAATATTCAGATCTGCCTTCTTAAATATCCCATTAACTTCTTTAATGTCATTTGAACGTTTAATTTGAGCATTTAAATCAGCATTCTGTTTTTTTAATGATTCAATTTCCTTAGTACGTTCATCTTCTTCAGTGATTTCCTTAGCGGATTTGCTACTCTTGCCCCTTAACTGCTCGATTTCTTTCATCGCATCTTCGTATTTAGTCTTATAATCATTCTTTTGTGCTTGTTCTTTAGTGATTCGATCAATATAAGGTTTTACAAGTGAATCAGCATCAATCTTTTTGAAATCATCTTTACTATCTGAACTAGATGCTGCAGCTTTATCTGGTTCAGTAGTAGAAACTGTTTCTTTCACATCATCTTTTGGCATAATTAAATGTCCTTTCTATCTCACGTTTTAAAGTTTCGGGGAACTAACACATGGTGTTCTTTAATGCCTGCACACAAGGAAAAAGGCAAAATAAAAGACCATTGAAATTAATCAATAGCCTTTAAAAATATATATCATTAATACTCGAATACTCGCTAACCTACTCGAAGTTTGTTCTCATCTATAGGGCCAGTCATGGCATCACTTCTTTTTTTAATCAAATCTAAGAAAAATTTCCATTCTTCATCGGAGAAACTATCCTCAAAAGAAGTGGTTTTCACTTCATCAGTAAAAGGACCCTTGGATAATTCTTCTTCATAAGCAATTATTTCTTTCTTTCTTATAGTTCCTGACATGATAAACCACTTTCTTGCAATCGTTTCATTGTTTCTTCATAGATCCGCTTATCATCCCAATTATAATGGGTCCTTCTTACGTTTTCAATTGTCTTGTTTACTAAGTACGGCATAAAGTATTTTGAAGCATTGTATTTGTATATTTTTCCATCATGTGTAATCACAAGACCAAACTTATACTTTCTAGCTTTTGCAGCCGCAAAATCAGATCCTGTTGGAGGAATATTAGTTGGATGATTATGCATTCCAATAATAGTATAGGGCTCATATTCTTGACTAATACGGTGACGTGTTTTCTCACTCAATCCTACCTCTAGTTTATCATTGGGACCAAATGTTTTTGCTATAATTCGCCCTTTATTGTCTAAAATATAACTATCTTCACTATCAGTACCCTGTCGGTGGGTCAACATAGCAATAGCATATTTTCTTATTTGCGCATTTAAATTAGAATCATTAGTAATGTTATCAAACTTAGAATAAAATTCCTCAGATTTAATATAATCCCAGTCAACCTTGTTTGTTCCTGTTCTCCAACTTCCGCCCTTTTCTTTTGTAGTGAGATTATCCTTTTTACCTAGATCGTTAATATTATTACTTTTATCATCAACCCAATAAGCAGAAATAGCACATCTGCAATTCGGATGAGTTTGTGCAGGGATGCTAGGCACTTTGTCATATTCATATATGCCACTACCATATCCATTATCTGCACTACCAATTGAAGAACATAAAAGACAGGCTTTAGGTTCATTTATCCATTTTACAAACCTATAACCTGCCTTTTTGATGCTTCCCCATTGAGCCATATAAAGCACCCTGGAAACTTCAGTATTAAGAAGTCTATCTGCAACATATCTCCAATTGTGGACTGTATTAGTCATTAGAGATTGCATTCTCTTGATATCAAAATGAGCTAATCCAGTGGCAAGAACCTGTTCAAGACTAGCTCTTAATCCTACTTGATTAGCCCATAATCTACTTGACCAATTAGCTCCATTTACATCTGCAGTAACAACACCCTGAATAGCTGCATTGTTAAGCATACTATCGTTTTTACCGCTTATACCCAGAATACCTGATTGTCTTTTTGTTTCAGCGATATATCTATCTACTAAGGTGTTTCCTGTAATAGATGCAGCATTTAAACTAGCTCTTGCAACTTCCAATGCAATGTTAGCTCTCAGATATTCTAAACGGTTAACTCTCATAGTAGTGTTATAGACCCGCAATTCTTGATTAACTGCATCTGAATAATCTTTATAAGTAACATGATGTCCTTCTTTCCGCATTTTAGCGGCTTGTTCAACTAATTTCTTAGCTTTACTTGAATAGGCCTGAACATCCATTTGTGTTACTTGTTTTTTAGCTAATTCTAACCCAACATTATTTCTTTCTGCCAAAGATGATATTTCTGCCGCAATTTGCTGATTAATATTATTTAGCATCGTGTCATAATGCTTGTTCAATTGAGCAATAGCTTCTTGATCCTGCTCAATGTATTTTTCAATGGCTTCTTTTTCCATTGCTTGACGATCAAGCCAGTATTTACTACTCTTCTTCAGCATTATTATCACGCTTTAAGCTATCAAGTGGCATACTCAATTGTTGGGTTTGCTTAATGGTATCTGCTTTTTCTTTGGCTATTTGTTTCATTTCTGCATCAGGTTCAATATCAGGAATCATTCCTAGTTGTGTCTTCTTAGAAACAATTCCATCGGCATTTTTTGCATTATCAATTGCACTAGCCATATCTTCTGGAAGATTTCTAGTGAATTTAAAATCTAATTCACTCCATAGTTCTTGATCTTGCTTATTGTTAAACAATGTAGCAAGTACAATTCTATATAGCTGCATTAATGACTTATCAAACTTGCGCTCTTTGCTATCTGCCTTATTTTTCATTGCAAATAGTTTATATTGAAGAGCAACACCACTAGAATTTCCAGCAAAATTTTTATCCTGGATATTAGGTACCATAGCCATCATAAAAATAAAATCTGTTAGATGCTGAATAAGATTTTCTTGCATTTGATCAGCATCTGGTTTGGCGATAAAACCTATTTGTGGATTTGTATCTGGATCAAGCTGGCTAACATATAATACACGATTGTTTTTAAAATCGAATTTAGGATTACCTTCATCATCTTCTGGAAGCTTAAAGCCAATCATATACATGTAGGCATTATCAAAGTATTCCACTTGATTAGCCTTCTGACTTATCACTTTATCTAATGCATTAATCAGAGTCTTAATAGAATCAAAAATTCCTTGACGTTCTTCATTTTCAAAGAATTCTACTGCAGGAACTAGTCCATATGGATTAATCGCATAACCCGCTGCATTAGTATCTTCTTCAATATCATAGCCTTTAAACCTATAAAATTTATCAGCATATTGAATAACTCCATAAGCATCTGTCCAATTGTTAGAATTATCAATCTGATAATGTACAAATGCTAAAGGCTGACGTTGTACTGTATCATCATAGATAATAAATGCATGATTAGGGCTTGAATACATTAAATGTGGTCTTGCATCTTCACCTTGATAAATACTGGCAATAGAACGTCCGAAAATATCACACTGCTTACTAATTTCATTGATGGTATCAAAAAAGTTCTCTTGTCTATTCCAACGTGCAATTTCATCAATTTTATTGCTACCATTTAGCAACGCTAGTTTAGGCTCAATACCACAAAAGTACCCATTGTACACATCAACTACATATTTTGCTGAATTAACAACAATCCGATTATCTGCTCCAGTTTCCTTTTCTGGTGCTGTTAAAATCTTATGCTTACCCAGATATAATTTCATATTCTCTCTATATCTAGGTTTTAAAACCGTTTCATTATAAGCAATGAAGCCTAATAATTCATTACTTGTTAGTTTTTCTCCTTTAGGAAAAATAAAGCTACTGTTTCCAGTAACTTTATCTCTCCCATAATTAATATCTTTCATTACTTACTCCCTAAATAAATGATTTAAGTAGTGTAGCCTTTGTACTTCCATGACCGTTCTCTTCTTCAACTGCATAACGAATAGCATCAATACAGTGGTTATAAGCGTCAATAGGCTTATTAGTGTATTCATCTGTTTTCTTATCTTTTACATACGTATAATTCTGCAACTCTTCAATCGTTTTAACGCAACGATCATCGACTATCCAATCAAATTGCTGCAGGAACTGAATACCTTGAACAATTGAATCAGGTCCTTTTAAAGCTGGCCTAATTCGATATATTCCATCTCTACGCATTTCAGCAATCGACTTCTTTTCTGCGCTATCTGCAGTTATTACTTCTTTTGCGAAACCCATGTCCTTAATAACTTTAGCAAGTTGGTTATTAAGCAACCCTCTCTTCACAAATTCATCCATTACATAAAGCTTACGTCGCTTTAAATCTAATTTGATGTGCATAAATGCACTAGGGTCGTTAACAAACCCATAGTCCAATCCAAAGTAATCATGTAGATTAATCAATTCTGGATCTCTTGGATTTAAACGTCTTGTTTCAAAGCTTGGAAATACTAATTTATCAAGTGTTGCAAACTCGCCTAATGTGTAGATCTTGTAATAAGCTGGATTGGTTCGTTTCAGATCCTCAATAGTCTTAATATTGTCAGCATCTAGAAATTTATTATCCTTATAAGTCGATTGATGAATTGCCACACGGCTTTTATCATAATCAGCTGCTGGATCAAACCAGGTTGTATAAGTCCAATTAAGCTTGCTAACTGGATTAAACATACAAAATATTTGTCGTTGCTTATGCTTAGGCTCACGTAAACGCAACGTTAATTGGGTGTAGTCATTATGATTAAACTCACTCGCTTCTTCCATAACCACGTCAGACAACCCCTTAATGGATTTAATCTTTTCTGGGTCATCCATACCTTGAAATAAAAAAATCGCCCCATTCGGAAGGACGATTGTTTTATCAGATCTATTTACATGACAGTATTGAAGTATATTCCATCCACTTAAACACTCAGTTACATCAGTAAAAATTGAATTTTTAACAGTTCTATCAACTTTACGTAACCAAAGCACCTTTCTTGGAACATCCCAACGTTGCAATGATTTTAACACAACTTTCTGCACTACTCCGTGGCTTTTCCCGCTTGAAGCTCCTCCGTACCACACTTCTGTTAAGTGCGAATAATCAAAAAGATTGTTAAAGATCTGCTTATTAAATACTTTTGAGGGATGCGGAAAATTAAGTTGAATATTAACCATCATAATCACCAGGATCTATGTTTACTGTAATATCGGTTTGAGTTTCAACTTTATCGGTAAAAATCTTATAGTATTTACCAAGTAATTCTAAAGCCTTTAATTGGTCCTGATCTTCTGGAGTAACAGTTGTGACATTATCATATTCAACTTTAGGCTTTTTTCCTTTATAAGAAATTCGTTTAAAGACCTTTTCTCTAGGTTTTCCAATTGCTAATTGGCTCAAATTATCCAGAACTCCATTAATATCAAGAATATCGTTAACTTTAGTTTGATGCATTGTTTCGCTAAGATATTCAGATACCCTAGTATTTCCTAGCAATTTACTTGCATTTACACCGGCTACTTTATCCGATTTAACTTTATAAACAGTCTTATAAGCTCTTGTCCCATTGAAGTCTTTTAAATATTCCTGACAAAACTTTTTCTGTTT